TTAAATTAATTAAAAAGCTTAAAAGCGAAAGGATAAGAGATGTTTAATAGAGTGGTTTTAGTTGGAAATTTAACTCGCGATGTAGAGTTAAGATATATTAATACGGGCTTAGCAGTTGGACGAAGTGCGATCGCCGTCACAAGAAAATATAGCACAAATGGCGAAAAAAGAGAAGAGATATGTTTTGTGGATATCACCTTCTTTGGGAAAAGTGCCGAGATAGCAAATCAGTATCTCACCAAGGGATCAAAACTGCTAATTGAAGGTGTCTTGAAATTTGAACAATGGACGGATCAAAATGGACAATCTCGCTCAAAACACAGCGTAAGTGTTGAGAGTATGGAGATGTTGGGCAGTAAAGATCAAAATACGCAGCAAGGTAGTAATTGGCAGAATGCACGATCGCAAAACGCTCCACAAAGAAAGACTGAGCCACAATATAGTGATGTGCCAGACATTGATACTTCTGATAATATGGAGTATGCAGAAAAAGATATACCATTTTAAAGGATAAGAGATGAAAATGTATGAGTTATTTTTAGAGAACAAAAAGCTAGGAATTTTTAAAGAAGAACCACAAGATATAGTATATTGTGATGGTTCAACTGACGGAATTGATTTGCTTTGCTTTGCTGCTGACGAGTGGCAAATGCTCCAGGCAAAGCTTAACATAACTCTTGCCGATGACGAATTTGATAATTTTAATAAAATTATAAATAGTGATTTTTGCCAAAAGAATGGCATTGATTATATTGACCAGCTTGCCAATGAGCTTAGTTTTGGAACGCTAGAAATATTCGATTTTGAAAGAATTGAATATGCTGCTGATTTTGAAGAAAAATATAGCTATTATATTGATGGCATAGCAAAAACTGCTGGTAAGGCTGATTTTAGATGGGATGTAGCTTGCAAGGGTATCCATCAACAAATGCCTTATGTAGATAGATGGGTTCTTAGTGATAGCTATTATCAAATAGAAGTTAATGAACTTAAGGGAGATGAGCTAGCACAATTTGATATTAAAAAAATAGATGAAGAAATGATAAAAGTTAGCTATGGATGCCAAGTTCAAGGCTATGATTTAGTTTCAGTAAAAGAGCTAGATCGCAAAAATCCAAAAGATGGCGTTAAACTTCTTGTATGGCAAGATGGAAACACAGAAAGAAGTTTCCTTGAATATAGATTGCTAGAGATTAAACAAGAGTGGTTGAAAAAATAAAAAAGGGGCTTAACTGCCCCCAAGTTTTAATCCCAACGGGAAAAACCTTAGTAAAACTAAGGGAAACGTGTAAATATTGATACTTTTTAGACCAACTCCAACGGAGAAAAATCGTATTTTACACGTTTTTATGTAAAAATTATATAGACCTTTGACTTAAGAATTAATAAAGGATTAAAAAAATGAAAGATGTTGAATATAGAGCTTGGTGTAAAAATAGCAATATTATGCTTTATAACATAGAAAAAACATTTGAGGAAGATTTTTCTTTCGGTATGTTTTTGCAAGATAAAGAGGCGTATGCCGTAATGCAATATACTGGCTGCAAAGATATTGGTGGCGAAAAGATATATGAGAGCGACATAGTGCATTTTGCGGCCATAAATCCAACTGGATATGAAAATCACGATGGAGAGTGGGTGGATACTACTGAGGAAGAAGAGCCAGGAGTGGTTATTTTTAAAGATGGTTGCTTTTGTGTAGAATTTCCAAATGGATCGCTACTGCCTTTTAATGCCCCTAAGTCAGAGGCAGATAAAACTCCTATTATAGAATTGTTTGCGGTCTTAGGTAATATTTATCAAAAATAGTCAAGGAGATGGAGATGAAACCCATTAAATTTAAAGCATACGTTCCAGGCATTAATGTTCTTTTGAACGTCATAAACATGGATATTGATTTTAATGGAGATGTTACGGGCATAGTTGTTCCCACAAGGGAGATAACTGGTGAGGATACATTTGAAACAACATTTTTTAAGCGTGAAGATGATTTTAAATTAATGGAATATACTGGACTACACGATCATAATGGCAACGAAATATATAGTGGCTATATCGTGGAATATCCAGATGGAAGTGTAGGTGAGGTTGTGTGGAGTGGTGGCTATGCGGTATATATTGCAAAACTAAAGCGTATGAAGCCTTTTGTGTTTTGGATAGATGACAAATGCAAGGTTATAGGCAATGTTTATCAGAACAAAGAGCTTTTAGATAAAGCTCAAGAGGCATAAAAACGTTGAATATTTTATGTTTTTAAGTAGATGTATATTATATAATTTAAGTAAATATTAAAGTAAAATATATTATAATTATATAAATTAAAAAGATGGAGTTATAAACATGTTAGATGAAAAATACAGCAGCTATGGCTGGCATTCCTATTGGAACTTTTGTGTTTGCCAGGCAAGCCTACGATAAACAAACCCTAAAAAAGCTACCAACTAGGATATATTATTTATTAGACGGGCAACAAAGATTAAATGCGATAAAGAGCTTTTTAGATAATGAATTTGCTATGGACGGATACTTTTTTAAAGATCTACCATATCTTGATAAAAGAACTTTCATAGATTTTCATAATTTCGGTTCTATGATCATAAATGAACCAACACTGGAGCAGGAGCTAGATTTCTATTTGACGTTAAATTTTGGTGGCACAGCTCACACTAAAGAGGACTTAGAAAAAATAATGAAGTGCAAAGAGTATGCTAATTTAAATGAAGTTGTAAAGGATAAAGACAATGAATAAGAAGCAAGTAAAGCGTTTGTCTAATGCGTGTATTTACCACGCATTAGGAAGATATATTGAAACTAATTTTTTAGAGAGCGAATATCTTGATAAACCAATATCACCAGAAGATCAAAAAAAGATAAGAGATTATATGCGAAAAGTTCAGCATAAATTTTTAAATGAACAATGTGATGCACTAACCATAGATAATATTTATCGTAGTGTGATTAGCTGGGTAAAGTAAAGGATATAAAGATGAAAGATGTAAAATTTAAGGCTTATGTTTATGATTTGACTGATGAGGATAGTCATCCTCTTGAAATAGATGTTCGAGCTGGTAAATTATGGGACGTCACAAACATAAATTTCAAAGACCAAATAGTAGAAATTATGGATGATGATGGCAATACATGGGAGTATGAACTAAATGACGAGATTGCACTTGTTCAATACACAGGCTTTAAAGACAAAAACGGACGTGAAATTTATACGAACCATCTCGTTAAATGGGGATTACGAACTTATAGGGTTTGCTTTGATTGCGGATTTTATCTGCACGATTTGAGTGGGATCAATCCTGATTACCCAATTACGAAAGAATTCAAAAATGCTTCAGACGAATTTGAGATCGTCGGTGGAATGTTTGAATACGGAGAAGTTATAGGCAATATTTATGAAAATCCAAAAAATTTAAAGGACACAAAATGAGTATTATATACGTATGCGATAGCTGTGGCGCACAAAGCGATGATGATGTTAAGGTGTATGAATTTAGCGAAGAAGCTAAAAATTACACTGGCATTAACGAATATGACCATTTATGTGCGGAGTGTCTAAAGGATTTTGATGAGGATAAATCTTTGCGCATAGTAAAAGGTATTATAAAAGTTAAGACAAAGAAAACTTAATATTTTTATAAGCTATTAATTTTTTTAAAGGATATCAAATGCTATATGGTATAACTGATTTAGAAAGACAAGAACTTCAAAAGAATTTTAATTTTTTCTTAGAAAATGCTTATAAGCCTGAAAATTTTGATGATGTCGTCGAAGATTTAAAAAAGATGATTGATAACGATGAAGTGCTACATTACGACTTTGCAGACTTTAACAAAATAATTGAGAACGGAAAAGAATACTATACTTGTAGCTTATTGAACGATAATATCTTGTTTGAGGACGAGGGTAGTGGATATCTGGTGTGGCAACGACAAAGAAGTGAGGACGATTTTTACGGCTATATGGCTTATAGGCTAAAAAATGGCAAATATTGGTTACTGCTCTACGGCGAGCATTAAATAAGAATGCGGTCAAGCCTAGTAGCTATCAAGAATGGCTGTGCGAAAGCGATTAATTAGAGGACAATAAGATGACAAAAGAGCAAAAATTACAAAATCTAGTAAATAGTGCCAAATACGTATTTTCGCTAATCGCACAAAGAAATAGGCTCAATTCTAGTATGTAAATGGAGTGTAAAAAAATGAAACGACAAAATTGCATTAATTGTATTGCATTTAATGAGTATGGATATTACTGTATGCTAGGCAACTCTGTCGTAATAACAACGGAAAAAGTATATCTGGACGAATTTAAAAAATTTGTTGATATGCCTAAAGTTTATCCCGTTACCAAATGCAATAAGCCAAAAACGAAAAAGGATTTTTCCCTTTTTATTAAAGATATAAATTATAAAAAGAATTTTGAGGTTAAGGAGTAAAATATGAAAAATTTCAAAGAGCTAGAAAATTTTATAAAAGATGAAATTGCCGAGATAGAAGCAGACGAACGTTATCACTACGCAAGCGCAAGCGTTTTTATAAATGCCCCTTTGGCACTTATTCAAACGGAGATGAAAGCTAAGTTGAATGCCTACAAAGGTGTTCTTGAAAAGATTAAAGAGCTTGAAGGAGTAAAAGATGAATGACAAATCTAGGTATGAGTTTTTAAAGATACCTTTTATTTAATTCCTTATAGAAAAATACTAAAGGCAGGCTGGCAAAATCTAAGCGATACTCTCAGCCTAAAGGTTAATTCACTTTATCCTATCCTCCATGCTTGTTGATTTAGATAGATTAATTTTGCATTTTTACAAAATATTTTAAAATTTATTTGTATTTTTACTAATAAACCATTGACAAACTTGTAATTTTACAATATAATACACTTATTAATTTGCAAATATGCAAGAGAGGATTGAAAATGAAAAATTTACAAAATTTGATTTTAGACAAATTTGTCACGTGCGAAAAAATCAAGCTTAGAAATACCGCCGACGGCTGGGATTATAAAAATCTAAACGGCGGTGTAGGTATAGCCGAGATAAAATATTCAACCGCTTACAGCGGGCAATTTGAAAACGTAGTTGTAATCGCTTATGACTACACAAAATATAACGATATTTCAAATTTCGTGGTAATCGGCACGCTAAAGCCAAACGGCAAGCTGGAGCTTTGCGAGCCTACGGATGAAAAAGAAAAGTGGCTATATCCTCCAGTAGATATGGACTGCGAAAACGTCAGGGTAGCTAATAGGCAAGATATAGAAAAATGGCTAAAGAAAGGCGAACAATGATTATCACATTTTCACACCCAAAAGGCGGAGGCTGCGCAGTGTTTCCTCTTTTTTCAGTAGCAAAAGATCGTGAGGGTTTTTAAAATGATTGGTTTTTTTAGTGTTATTCTCCTAGTAGCGTTTGTGGTTGATATTCTAATAGTTTTTTTTCTAAATATGGATTTATCTGATCTTTTTATTGTTTTTTTAGTTACTGGTATGTTTTTATTGCTTTTTAGCACATATTATATTAGTAAAAAAATACGTAGAAGGGGGTTGTCGGATTGTGATTTGGAAAGAGAAACGGATAATAATGTAGTGATAGGATCGATAATGATATTTTCCTTTACTATGATTTGTCTTTTTTTGTTCGGGGGCTTTTTTCTTTTTTATCGCAATGAAATATTACATCAACGTGATGATGCTGTTTATTTAAATAGCAAATATCAGGAAAGAAGCAACTTGCTTGCATTGTATATTAAGTCTAAATTAAACGATAATGAAAAGTCTGCCTTTAAAAGAAATTATTTTGGAGATGAATTATATTTTTATAATAAGTTTGGCGGCAGTATTTGCCTTTTATCTATAAATTCATCCATTTGCAAATATTGGTTAGATAGAGTTGTGGATGAAGTGAAGCAGCAAACCGCTGATCAAACAGAGGAAAAGGCTAGCTATCTTAATAAAGTAGAACAAGAAAAGCAAGTTTTAGAAAAATTTAAAGAAAATAATAATTTGCCTGCAAGCATTAAAAACTGAATTATACGTTTTTTTGTATAATTAAAACAAAAAAGGTTAATAATGGATTTACACATTAAAGTTTGTGAAATTTTAGGCATTAGCCGCCAAGAGCTTGCTGATAAACTTGGAATTTCTGTCGCTACAATAAATGGCTGGACTAGCGATCCAGCTAGGGTTTCTCAAGCGACAAAGTTAGCCCTAGAGCTTATGATTGAAAACTACAATCTTAAGCAGATTATTAAAAAAGCAAAAGAAGCCCAAGAGGCTATTACAAATTTTAGGGAATAAAAATGCAAGATTTTTTCAATAAACATTATTTAAAAATTTTAATTCCGTTACCATATTTTTCACTATTATTTTATCTTTTTACTGAAAGGATAGATAATGGCGATAGCGTTAAGGAAGCTCTTACGGTAGTTTTAAATTCTGCTCCGATTTTCACGGTGCTTTATGTTGCTGCACTCGTTGTTATACTTTTTATGGTTACTGATTTTTAAAAGATGAACAAGGATAAGATATGTTATTAATTGAGAAAAAATTACAAAGAGATGGCTATATTGTCTTTTTTGGCTCAAATTGTTTTCAAGAATTTGATGATTTTTATAAGGCTTTTAATTTTGCTGTCAAATTAGAAAATTTTGTTAAATTTGTTGAAATGTCTGATGGCATTGAACGAGATGTTATAGAAAGTAAAGAAAAGCTTAAGAGCTTAATGTCCATAAGAATTCAGTTAGAAGAGCAAGAGGCATTTGCAGAAAATAATAAAAAGATTTTCGAAGTTATTGGACAATTTTGGGCATTATAGGAGCAAATTTTGAAAATAACCACTATTGCGATTTTTGGCTTTTTTGTAATAATAGCCGTAACACAAATTTTAGCTTCTTTTTATTTATGGATCGATACTGCTTACTTTCTACATTATTTTATGGGGTGTGTAGGTTTTTCCCTTTTGGCTGCCTATTTTTTGATTAGCTTCTTTAAAAAATTTAATATAGCCAAAACAATTAAGCTCTTTTTGGATAAATCCTCTGGAGCTTTTATAATGGCACTTGTCTTAAATGGCTTTTTTATACTTTGCGGTGTTAATGGCTTTTTCTCGCAATACTATTCTCAGCTACATAGAGTTATATATGTAAAAGATGATGGCAAAGAATTCTCATTGGTAGTTTATGACAAACAAAAGGCTAAAGATGTAGCCGAGAAGCTAAAAAGTAGTGATGTGGATATAAAAGAACTAGGAAGCCTTAAGGCAAACTAACCCATATCCCCTTTCTATTAAGCTATAAATCAAAAATGTATTGATCTGAGCCAAATTTAAATATATAATTAAGAAAATTTAAAAGAGGAGTGGTTATGCAAAGCAAATTCTTAAAAATAGCCCTGGCGTGGATCGGTGCATTTTTTTGTATGTGGCTATTTGGCAATCACATGCTTGATGTGTCTTTAATTCCACCACCATTTTTTTTCTTTGTGGCACTTTTATATACAGCAGTTACTTTTGCAAAAGACAAAGAGGATTTTCATGGTAATAAAATAAGTGTATTTGAAAACGTTTTTGTAAAGATAATAATTACTTGGTTTATTGCTTTTTTTATTGTTCTTAGGTTTAAATTTATTACTTCAACCTTTTTGATTGGAATAGTCTTATTTGCAGCTTTAATATATCTACCGATCCTTTTTTGGGGTTATAAATATATTGTCGAAAGAGAAAAAATAAAGAGCAAAATGGTTCTCAAAGTTCTTGCTATTATTACATACTTTGCTTTTATAATAGCTCTTTATTATGCTTCTTTTGCTACATTCGACTCTACTGGAATACAAACTATTCCATTTGGTGTCAGGTTTCAGCAAGGAGTCATAACTTGCATTATTTTTTATTTTCTTATGAGATATATTTTGTTTTGCAAGGTTTTCACGGATGATGATAAAATTTTGCTTAGCGGACGAGTGCTTATATTTTTTTTAGTATGTCCCATCGGATTTGCTCTTTATGTATGTTTTATTGTAAAAGCGATTAGCGTTATGTAGTAGTAGCATGCTAGAACTAAAAACCCACGATGAATTTTTTGAGTTTAGCCATAACTCGGTCCATAAGCTTCTAGTTCCCAAAGAGATAATATCTCAACTAGAAGCTGATTTTACATCAATAGGCAACTTCCCAGAGATAGTCAAAGATCCATATATACTCTTTGCTTTGCAACCTAATCAGATGAAAGAAATATACCTCTATGAAGCTGAGAAAGACAACAAAGTGGGCTTTGATGCCTTGGTGGTTACTATTCACAATGCAGGCTTGGATTTTTTGATACAGCGTGGCGATAGAACTATTGTTTTTCCCGTTTTTAGCATATCCAAAGGCTATAAATTTAATGGTAGTTTTTTTAAAGAGCTTTTTACAAAGAAGCCAAAAGCCAATCCAAAAGACAGCATAGATATTATCCCAAACGGCAAATATAGATTAAGAGTAGATGATGACGTCTATGACAATGTATCATTCAAGATCATTATAGAGGCAAGCGTTTTTACTAAATTGTTTGAATTTTATGAAAACTATAAAAATATATGGCAAGAGCTGCCGTTTAGAAAATATAAAAATTTAATTATTTATTTTAATAAAGACTTTGTAGAAAATGGAATATTGTTTGAGATATTAAATTTTAGCCACACGGTTGATTTTCATCTTAACTTTATTCAAAATAGACTTTTTTTCATTACTGAGATAGACAATAAGCTAAAACTTTTTATAAATGACATGGTGGTTACACATCGCGATGAAAATAAAAACATAGATTTAGAACCATTAGACTTAGACCCCTTTATAAAACAAGATATTCTGCCGATATTCTCAGCCGACGATAAAGAGATCAAAATTTCTAGGCAATTAGTTACTTTTTGATGTTTTTTTATGATAAAATTTTGTTTTTTATCTCAAAATAGTAAAATATATATTATAATCTTACAAATTTATTTTTTCAGGAGGAAAATATGGAATCGAGAGATTAT